CATCTTTAATTTCCGTTAGGGAACTTGTTTAAATCTTCTACAAGTTCAAAGTTATCTATAACCAAGTTCCTACTTGGTACTATTGTGCAAGTTGGTTTCTTAACAAATTTTGTTAAAAATGTTACATTATTGCCTACTTTTACTTCACTGTTTGCTAGTGTTACTGTTTGTGGTGCATATCCTACTTCGTATTCATTTTGATCTAATATTCCTCTATGTACTTTTACTGTTACATTACTACTTGCTGTATAAGCCACATCTTCTACTACTGTATAAGGATAATCATAACAGTCTTGCATAGTTACTTCTATTGTTGCTGTAATAAATTCATTTACTGTAGGTGTAGCAGGATTATACCTTGTTGTTCCTGCAGAATCTGTAAACATATCAAAGTATTCTTCAGTACCGTGAGTAGTATTGTTTATGTAATATACATTACCGCCTAATGCTGTATCCCAGCCTTGACTACTTGTAATGTCGCCGGCAGCCGGAAATCTTATCTTTAATAATCCGTAATCTTGTATTTGTTTTCTTAAATATTGAACTATTGTAATATCTGCTGTATTAGTACTAGATCCCCTAAATTGTAAAGCAACTCCACCAATACCTAATGTAGGATTTACTCGATGCACTCTTAAATTAAGTATACCTTTAGGTTGTATATAATCTCCCTTTTCAAATAGGTTAAGACTTGCATTTGCACTGGTCATTGCAGAAGTGTCCATATAAATTTCTGAACCTCTTGTTGAATTTATTATAATTTTATCTATATCACTTGCTGTTGCATCACCTTTATATGCTGTTAAATAGTTCATACCTGCATTGTTACTTAATTTAAATCGTTCTGCAAACACTCTATCCATTTGATCTATTTGTGCCGGTAGTTCTCTGTTATCAGCATAACTTAATCCGTCATGCACTGATACTGTGAACCTATATGGATTTACTAGACCTTTTGCATACCTTAAGGCACCTACACGACTTCTTGTTGTAGATACACTTGCTTGTCTGTTTATATCTATTGTGGTCGCATTATCAATTAATTTTTGTATAGCCATTATATATCCACTGTTTCTTCTATATAAACAAAATCACCATCAAATTGTATGTTATCGCCTGGTGTTATTGTGTAATTTGGTATTTGCAAAGGTTTTAATTTAAATCTAACATCACCATCTGCTTTTAATTTTAAATATGTTTCACCACTAAAATTTATTACAGGTATACGATCTACTAAACATATATCATTTTGTCCTGCACCTTCAGGTTCTGCTCTTTTACCAGGTAATATTGCAGACCCAATTGGATTTGATGCATCATCTTTAAAAATAGCATCTGCTACCAGTCTAAAAGGTTTACTCATACCTACCGTTACATTACCTGAAGTATAACCTTGATCAAATTGTAGCCATTTCCCTGCCTTCATTGCAATATTACCTGCTTGTGCTCTACTTGCCGCTGGTACTATACCTGTTTTATTTTTAAATTCTATAAAAGGTAAATTAGCATATTCTGTGTTATTTTGATTACCTTGATTATCTATACCTGTGCCTTGTGCTCTACAAGCCATTACTTGACCATCATTAAATAGATTACTTGCGTTGCTAAATGCATCACCTAATAATCCTCCAGCAGGATCTTCTGTAAGGTAACTCATACCAGAGTTATTAGATAGTGATACATTTGCTGTAGTTGTTTGTTCGTTAAAATATAGATCTTCTAATAAATCTCTGTTTTCTGAATATTTTAATCCTTGAGGAGCACCTACTGTAAATTTATAACAGGTAAAATCCCCACCGCCGCCATTTATAGATGTTTTATTTCTTGTAGCAATACTACCTCGAACAGCACCACTAGGAAAGCTAGAAGACTCCGTGATGCTCACTAGGTCAATCTTTAGACTTGTAGCATTATCTATTATAAATTGTGTAGACATTGTACTCCTATGGTGTTCTTCTAGAACCTGCTCTGCTTACATTAAATATAAATTCTGGATCTCTTGCAACTAAGGCTTGGAATGAAGGTGCATCAACAGCCTGTATGTTATAATTTACATTAGTTGCACCACCGCCCATAACACCTGGTCCACCTGCGTTCATACCCTGTAAAGCACTATTTGGTAATACTACTCCACTTTGTTTTGGAACAAATATTTCAGGACCTTCTTCACCAATGATATATGGTTGTCCTGCTTTTGCTGGTCCACCTTTTGCAAGTCCAAACAATCCCATAATAGGGCCTGTAATGAACTTTTGTACTAATGCTTTGGCTAATACTTGTTTTATAAAGTCTCCTAATGCTGAGAAGTCTGCTTTACCTTGTACAATAGCATCTGCTAGACTGTCTTCAAACATAGTAACTGCTTTAACAAACCCATCGCTAAGTGTAGACATAAAGTCACCTATACCTGCATTTTCTAATCCTTCTTTTATTCTGGTAAGGAAATCATCTGCCGCTTCCTGATTGGCTGTAATAATTTCCTTAATTTTTTCTATTTGCTCATCATATAAACCATTAATTTCCGCAATTTTTTCCATCTGTAAAGATAGATTTTTTACAGGGTCTTTATCTAATTGTAATGCTTGTATATCTGCTAATGCATCTTTACGATCTGATTCTAAATCAAATACAGCATTTTTTATTTCTTTTTCTTCTTTTGTTAAACCTAGTAGTTCACCTTCTAATAGTAATTTTTCTTTTGTTACTTCTAAATCTTTAGTATTATCTATTATTACTTCTTTTGCTTTTTCTAGATTTCTAGTAATAATTCTTGCTAATTCTTTTGCTTTACGAATTCTTTCTTTTTCAGCGGCTTCTTCCTTTCGTTTTAATGCTAATCTATCTTGTAATGCTTTTGTTTCTGCGTCTACACCACCACCGTCAAATAATGTGTCATTGTCAGTTAAATCATTATATTCAGCTTCTATATCTATGGGATCTGTAACAGTCTTATCAAGCTCTTGATTAAATCCTAATAAATCTTTAGTAAAGCCTTTAATTGCTTCTCGCGGACCAGCCATAAAGTCAGGACCGCCTAATTTTCTACTTGCAAAGCTCAGTAGTTCTAATCCACCAACTACAGCACCTATAGGTCCTAGTAATCTTACGAAAATTCTTCCTACGTTTGCTACAACCTTTCCTAAGGCTCCAAAAAATCCACCTGCATTGCGTCCTTTAAAACCTAAAGTTACAACACCTATTAAACCTGTAAGAGCACTCTTGGCATTTCGTACAATCATTCCAAATGCTGTTAATTGTTTGCCTGACTTTGTAGTGTGGATTCCTAAAGATATAAATTGTTTTTGCACACTACCTAATACTTTAAGCATTTTACCAACACCAAATACTGATAATAATATTCCACCAATGTATACTAAATTTTCTAAGCCTTTAAATAAATCACTAGTACTAATACCGTTTATGGCATCAGCAACTGCAATTAAGGCGGCACTTAAACCATCAAATGCACCTGTTTCTTCATTGACTTTACCTAATAATCCAGTTATGGCATTCTGTATTTGACCAAATGCTTCACTTATAGTAGCATTTGTTTTACCAAAATCTTCTTCTACCTGTAATGCCATTATCTGTGTAGCATCAGCCATAAGATCTGCTGTTAAAACACCTTCTTCTGCTAATTTACGCAATTCACCACGTGTCACACCCAGTATCTTAGCAAATTCACCCATGAACTTACTGTTTGTTTCATTAATGCTGTTAAATTCATCACCACGTAACACACCTGATGCTAATGCTTGTCCGAACTGTACCATGGCACCTGCGGCGGCACCTGTTTCAGCACCAGATATCTTTAAGGTTTTGGAAAATGTTTCTGTAATAGTTGCTACTTGGCTTTGTTTAAGTCCTAAGTCTTCTGAAGCGATGGTTAGAGACGCATATAGGTCACCTGTTGCGGCTAATGAACTTCTTGTACTTTGTGCTATACTGGCAACGTCTTTTTGTGCTTGGTTATATGCATCACTACTTGCCGTAACAGCGAGTAATCTGTTGTTTAGGTTTTGGAATACGTTTGCTAAATCCAATGTGGCTTTTATAGCGGCCGCACTGGCTAATGCCTTTATAGCCGTACCTAATCGGTCTACGCTCTTTTCTGCCTTTCTTGTATCTAACTGTAATGACGCTCTTATATCTGCCATTGTTACTCCTATATTTTCCTAAAATTCTTTGTAATTTGTTTCTCTAAGAAATTCAAAGAAGGTTTAGTAAATCCTTTTGGTGCTTGTTTACTCCAACCACTGTCTAACCTACCTGCGTAATCGTAATTAGAATTTATACTGTTACGATTTTTGTTAAATTTTGTTCTTCTTCTAGCATTACCACCTTTTACTGGTGTTTCCTTTATGTAGTACTTAAATGTATCCTGCATAGAATCTGTTATAGCCTTATCTATATCTTTTTCTAGTCGTTTTAAATCTTGTTGATTTAATTTAATTCCTTTAGCCATTTCTGTTGTCTTTAAAATCCTGCATCATTTTATCTAAATCATTAGGATCGTATAAGTCTTTAGGGTCTTTACTTGTGGCTTTCTTTTCTAACCAGTTCCTGTAAGACACCGCAATGTCGTATACTTGTAAATCAAACGTACTGCCCTTATCTAACACTTCACTTGGTAATTTGCCATATCTTTCACCAAGTGCATCAATCATTAATGCTGTTTGTGTTTCAGGTGCCTTTTCGTCTACAGTACTGCCTGTTACTTTCCCAGTTGTTTAACTACTTCATTAACACACTTAACTAAAATACTGTTTGGTAACAATTGTCCTTCAGTCATTATCTTTTCACCTGTTTCATCCAAAATCATATCACTACAAAAATCTATCATTTCTGCATAATTTTGATCTTCTTGGCTTGTTACTGAAAATTTTACGAAATCTGCTAATGGTTGCTTATCGTAAACGTAAAATTCTAATGGTTCATTGTATTCTTTGATAATGTCTTCATCTTCCAATACAATTTTAGTTAATTGTGGTTTTGTTGCTAATTCTTTTAATTTCATATCTTTATTCCTTTATATCTCTATTATTTAAATGTTGTATAGCACTACTTACGAATGCCATTCTGTTTGATGCTTTTTCAACATCTGCTTTAGCACATTTTATTTCATTCTGTGCTTTCGCTATCTCCATCTCCATTGATTTCAATATCTCCGGAATCGAGTGATTGCTCCATATCTTCATGTTTTTCCTCTATATCTGTATTTATCTGTTTTTTAGATTTCTTACTGTCTGGCAAATCTATACCATGTTGTTTTGCATATTCGTCTAAATCATGTTCAACACCATCAACGTTTATTTTACGTTGTGATTTAGTCCAAACACCATTTATATCATAATTTCTCATCCATTTATGTATCATAAATTCTCCTAAAGTAACTGCCCCGCAAAAGCAGGGCAATTATTATTATATAGACTATAATGTTTGCTTAGTTAGAGGACCATTTACAATTATTGATCCAGGACTTAGCCAAACCGCACCGTCGATCGATGCCGATGGGGCTAATCCGCCAATGAATCCTTTTCCTTCTAAATAGTATCCACCACTAGCCGCTGTATCACCTTCAAACGAAATGCTAAAGAACACCTCTGTTTTACTATTTGAAGTACTCCACAATCCGTTAGTTGCAACTGAGTTATTAGTTACTCCTGCATTGCCAAAGAATGCATCATCATCTAACAACATGTTAAATGTGATTTCATTCTCTACAACTGTTGTGAAAGCACTACTTGATGTACTATCTAATGTTGAATATCTAACAGTTCCAGGAGCGGTTGAAACCGATACATCTTGTAAAAGAGGTATTTGGAATACTGCCGCGTTATCTGGTTCTGCCAGAGTTGAACTATTTCCTAAAGAGAGGATTGCTACATCACCGCCTGTTACGTTTATTACTGCCATAATTTTCTCCTATATGGTTGTAAAGTTATACTCGAAAGTATATGTTATTCTGTCATCTGTTATTTCTGTTTCATAATCACTGTTACTTTCTGTAACATTTGTGACTACGTTCCTTGCAATTAACAGATTAGAAATAACGGTGTTAATATCACTATATTCATTTTTTGCATCTACACTTAAATAAGCATTTACTGTAGTTGTAGTCTGGTTAACATTGCCCTGATCCAGGGTTCTGTATAACTGTTCTACTTCTATTTCTTGCTCATCTACGTATATGGTACTCATGTTCTTATTATATAAAGGAACGCCACTCTGATCGAATGGCAGTTCCTGACTAATTGAAACATTGGAATGTGCCGCAATATTGGTAGTAATTTGTGTTATTAAATTATCTCTAATACTCATATTATTACCTTATTGGGACGACACTTCGTCTGCTTCTAGAACGTCTTGTACGCATATATGATACTGCTTTTTCATTTTCTTCCACAGTTCCGTCGCCATCTGCATCATACCAGTCTGCAATTGATATCAATTCGTTAAACAAATCGTTATATTTTGCGTCATAGTAATTAATTTTAGATACTTCTTCACTTTCAGGGTTACCGAAATCGGCAACTAAAGGGAATAGGAACTGAGAAAATGTATAATAAACACACATGTCAGTAAATTGTTGTTGTCTACCTAATTTGTTACTCGGATCTATTCGATTCGGGTTAACATTTGGTAAAGCATTCAAGTTACTGATTGGCGTGCCTACATAAGCATTATAACTCTGCCACCATGTACTTGCTTTTAATTTAAGCAAGATACGGTCGGTTGCTTTGCCAGTTAAGTCTTCAAAATACTCTTCAACTGTTATAAATCCGGACTCCGCTGGAATCTTGATATTATTACTCTCAAAGAACTTTTGATCTTTCTGTCTTAAGTCAGTGTTTTCAGCAAATGAAATTACTGTACCACCTGCGTTTGTTATAAATGCCATGAATATATCCCCTAATTAGGCGTTATTTGGAAGATTATTACTTCTAAACAGTCTAGTACCAGCGATTAAGGCTAGACTTGCGTCCCTTAATGCATTGTTACCTAGATCACTTAGTGAAGCAATAGTTGTACCACCAGCCAGTGCAATTTGCGAGTTAATCGCGAATTCCATAGCAGGAGATATAATTCCTATATATGTACCGTCTAATCCAGTAGGAGCATTTGATGATCTTAGATTTGCAACACCTTTAGCAATTGCTACTACGTTTGCTGTAGCGGTGCCGATTGATGCGTTTGATGAAATCTTTTGACCAAATCCTGCTTGTAATGTTGCAAAACCGTTTCTAACTGTTCCTCTCATTTCATGAGTGTCTAAGTTAGGGTTATACCACATTCTTACTGAAGGTTCTCTTTTCGCCGCAAAAGCAAGTGCTTCTGGAGACATAACATAGTTCAATACTGAACCTGATGTTGTGTCGCCTTCACCTGTATCTGCGTGAGTTGAGAAACCTGTTTTACCTACTAGTAAACCTGCTGTATCTGTTGCTTGAGCAAGTCCGCCTGATAACCTTGTGAGTACTGCGTTTCTTACTAAGTCGATACCACCATCTTCTAGTGATTCTTCTGATACGTCTGTAGCAATTCCTCGTTTCTGGAATACTACGTTCGCATGTACAGGTGTTAAGTTAGATTGAGCACCTGCTGTTTGTCTAATATCCCCGCCTTCACTTACGTCAACTGCGTTAGAATATGTGTTTGTAATTGGGAAACGGACTTGTGATCCACTGCTTCCCGCTACTGTTAGCGAGTTCCTAATTATACTTTGATTAGGTAGCAATACTGCATCCATGTAATATGGTACTAGATCTGCTAAAATATCTGTGTATAACTGCTGAACACTCGCACTTGTTGTTCCTGCTGCCATTATATTTCTCCTTTAATATGACAATTAATTATTGAGCCATCTTTTTCATTAAGGTTTTAACCTGAGCGTCTGTAATAGATGCTCTTGAACTAGATGGATTGATACTGCGTAATTTTGTATACGCTGATCTGTATTCAGCATCGCTAATCAATTTGTTCTCATCAACACCTTTATTAGAGTTGTTATTTGAACCTGTTGTTTCACCATACTGTACATCAACACCTTTTTTGCCGAATGGAAGACCTATTGATTTACCTACTGCTTCAACTGCCGCATTGTAGTCTGGTGTTTCACCATCAGTAGTAAGATAATTCTCACCGTGTCTGATTGCAAAAGTATCACCTTCTACTGCCAACATGTTTCTGGCTTTCATTAAATCAACCACTGCACTTCTTTGCTCACCGCTCCAATTACTTGGCATTGCTGTTTGCAATTTGCTCATGTGGTCTTTCAATAGCAAGTCTGTCTTAAGAGAAGTAACCTGGTTTTTAAGTTCTTCTACTGTTGCTTCACGTTTTCTAACTGCATCTCTGAGTGAGTCAACGTTTAGGCTACTGCCTTCATTAGGATTAACCTCTTGAAGTGTAGATACTACTTTCTTTACCTGGTCAATGCTATCAACATTAAGTTCATTAAGAATACTCTTTTGAACTTCATTTTTAGCATTTGCGGCAATCCTGTTAGTGTCATCACGTGTATAAAAACGTATGCCATCAACGAATGTTTTGCCATCTCTTATTTCAACACTTGGTGTTGTAATATTATCAGATTGTGTATCCTGTGGTGCAGATGCACTTGCTTCTGCGTTGTCAACTGGATTTGCGGAATCTGTTACCGGTTCAATTGTGTCGGAATGAACTGCCGTGTCTGTGGATGCATTATCCATTTTCTATCTCCTTTATCGTAGAGTAAACGTAATTGTTTACGGGGTTACCCCCTACCTTAATGCCTTTTTTACAGGCTATTATTACTGTACGTTGAATCAATCAATTGATCCAACCGTGTTTTAATTTTTTCTTTTAATTTTTCTTTGAAATCTGGTGATTCTTCCATATCAACACCTGTTTTCATTTCTAGACGCATTTCATACTCTTGATGTGTTGTAAATGGCATGTATGTAACTAAACCATCTTCTCTAGTATGACTATGAGTGCCCGTTCCGCCTAATCTAACGGCCTCTGCTTGGGCTTCTGCTTCAGTCTCATAGTCTTGCACCGTGTATTCTTCTGCGTCATCTACGAACACACTAGCATATCTCTCGTATGCATCTAATAGTGTATTCATCTCTTTAATTTCGTATTCCAAGCCTTTTTGACTGTATAGTCTATTATAACTTATTGTTAAATCTTCTGGTATTGGCTGATCTTGCCAATCAAACCATATTTTCCATAAATTATATTCTGCATTTTCCAGGCTTGTTGCTTTTTTGCGGATAAATGCTTCTAATTTTGTATCGTATTGTTCTATTTGCACACCTGAACGTGAGGCTTTAATTAGTTCTTCACTTCTAATCATAGCAACTTCATTCATTTTGCTTATCTTTTGATCTACAAGTTGTCTTATTTGATCTATACTGCCCGTATCAGGTGATAAGAATTCGAACACATAATTAGGTTGCCCATTAAGAGAGGTATCTGTAATAACTACTGAACCTGGCTCTCCGCTAATACTGTTGTCATTTCTGTTTAATGTACTTTCGTCAACCAGAGTCACTGGGTGCATTCCGTACGACACGGCAGAGTATACTTCGCCTAAATCAGAATAAACACTACGTTGTATTTGTGCGATATCAAAGATCGGGGTATGCCCTATGCCTTTATATATTGGCGTACTTTGATAAATGGGTCTTACAGGAACGTAACCCAGTGGATTTTCCTGGATAATTCTGTAAAACGTTTTTCCGTCCTCATCTTCTAATGCTTCTGCAAATTCGGGTACTTCACCCTCATAGTCTTCTTCATAAGGAAGGAATATAATTTGTATTTCATCGTTAGTTATGTAATGAAATATTTCTAAGTCTGGTTCTTGTGCTATTCTAATAACAATTCTGTTTAATTCTAATTCGCCTTTTGCGTTGTATGTGTAACTCCAATTGGTAACATCTGAAGGTTTATGCATTTTCCATTGTGGATAATCTGCACCTGTAGATTTGATACAACTTACCCATACAATACCATTAACAGTAGTAAATGTATCTACTGTACTCATAAATTCATTTATGGAATTTTCATCTCCATCAGTATTCTTTACGAAAGCATTTACTTCTGGTGTGTCTGGTATAGTTCTTACTGGGGGACTTCTAAATAATATTGCGTTGTATTCTGATGTGTATAATCTTGTGTATGGAAATACCGGAACATTTTGTAACTTTTCTTGATAAAAATTACTTGCATAATCTCCACCATTATTGGCATCTTGGCTACTGCCTACTCTTTGTACATTGCTTTTGTATACTGCTGTTTGATTACCATAATCATCAACATCATATGTATTAATAACTTCACTGGGTGTGCTGTAATCACTGTTATATGCTTTTAGGTAATTACCGTCGCGATATTCTACTCCACCATAATAGGATTTAGTGGCTAAATTCCAATCGTCTATATATTTGTTGTAAAGTTCGTGTGATGTAGTGATGAAATTGTAGTAGTCAAATTTGCTAGCCAAGGTTATCTCCCTTTGTATTCATTTGGTAATACTATTTATCTAAATGGAGAAATAATTCGAAATATATGGTTGACACATCTGATAAATCGTGTATAATAGTTGTATATATTTAGAAAAAGGAGTAATATATGGCAACAAGTAGACAAATAAGAGCATACGCAAAAGAGCATAACTGTTCAAATGCGGAGGCAAAAGCACACTTTATAGAAAGTGCGGAACAAAATGTTATTAATTATTTAACACCAAAGCAAAAACCCTCACAATCTACATTTAGTGTTGATGAGTCTATGTTGGCATTAGCCGCCATAGATGGTGAAGAAAACGGCTTTAAGAAAATATTTGATGACGATTGTTATAGTATATATTCTCCAATATTACCGCATGATAAAAATTACACTACCCCTAGTGATATTGATTTTGATAGGCATTTAGGCATATACAAAGACATTTTAGGTGGTGTTGAATCAAAATCATTTAATTTATATGCAAGTATAGATGAAATGTATGCTATGAAAGAAGAACAAGAAAAAGGATTTAGACCTTTTGAGGACTTAGCAGAGTGGTATAGATTAGCATTTGTTTATGACAAAAAGGCTAGACAAT